GATGACTTGACAATGGCATTTTCAATTGGATTATGGGTTAGGGATACAGCACTTCGTTTAAGACAAGAAGGAATTGACCTTACAAAAAGAACTTTGGGTGGTATTTCATCAAACCAACAATATAGTGGTGTTTATGGTCCATCGGATAGAGATGATAACCCTTGGAAGATGAGAATTGGTGATGATATTGAGGACTTATCTCAATGGTTGTAAAAATGTAGGTGTTTTGATAATTAGTGATATTTATGGTATATGTCAAAATAGAAAAAGGAGACCAAAATGATTAGATTATCAAATATCCTAAAAGAAGATGAATATGTAGATAAAGCATATTCCAAAGGAGACCAACCAGCTGATAACCCAATTGATGATTATGATGAATTGGATGTAGAGCAAGAAGATATGGATGATTTCATAGCATATCTTAAATCTTACTCACAATCTTTAGATGAGGCTGGGTGTAATTGTGTTTTTGAAGCAGAGTATCAAGGTAGAGAAGTAAAGCTTGGAAAACCAATGAGAGGTGATGTTAAAAAATTTAAGGTTTATGTTAAGAACCCAAAAACTGGAAAGGTTGTTAAGGTAAACTTTGGTGACCCGAATATGAGAATTAAGAAGTCTAATCCAGAAAGAAGAAAAAATTTCAGAGCAAGACATAATTGTGATAATCCTGGTCCAAGAACAAAAGCAAGATATTGGTCTTGTAGAAAATGGTAAAATAAATTATGGCAGAACAATTTCAAGACGATAGGAGTTTCTTTGGGAGACTTAAAAAACTATTTTCAACTAATGCAATCGTAACCGTTGATAAAGATGGTAAACGCAGAGTTGTTGATGTTGAAGACCGTCAATATAATACAAACTTTGTAAACCTTAGAGATAGATATACAAAACTGCAAAGGTCTTATTATGAAACCCATCAGGGTGCACAATCAATGGCGTATCATCAAGTTCGTAGAGAACTTTTTAGGGATTATGATGCTATGGATACTGACCCAATTATTTCTTCTGCATTAGATATATACGCTGATGAGAGTACAACTAAGAATGAATATGGTGATGTACTTCAAATTAAATCAACAAACGAAAAAGTAAGAGATGTATTGCATAATTTATTCTATGATATAATGAACATAGAATTTAATTTATGGCCTTGGATTAGAAATTTAGTAAAATATGGTGATGCTTTTATAGCATTAGAAATTATGCCTGGTAAAGGTATTATAAATGTAGCACCTCATTCTGTTTATAATGTAGAGAGATTAGAAGGAACTGACCCAAACAATCCTGATTATGTAAAGTATAAGGTTGAATTGGATAGATTTGGTAAAAAAGAATATGAGCAATATGAAATGGCTCACTTCAGAATGTTATCGGATACTAACTTTCTTCCTTATGGTAAAGGAATGATTGAGGGTGCGAGAAGAATTTGGAAACAATTATCTCTTATGGAAGATGCGATGTTAATCCATCGTATTATGAGAGCACCTGAAAAGAGAGTGTTCAAAATAGATATAGGTAATATTCCACCGCAAGAAGTGGATAACTATATGCAAAAAATTATCAATAAAATGAAGAAAACTCCATTTGTTGATAAAAATACTGGTGATTACAACCTAAAATACAATATCCAAAACCTTACTGAAGATTTCTTTCTACCTGTTCGTGGTAGTGATAGTGGAACTTCAATTGATAACTTGGCTGGATTAGATTATGCAGCAATTGAGGATATTGATTATCTAAAAAACAAATTATTTGCAGCATTAAGAGTACCAAAAGCATATCTTTCTTATGATGAGAATGTTAATGGTAAAGCTACTCTTGCCGCAGAAGATGTTCGTTTTGCAAGAACTATCGAAAGAATCCAACGTACAGTTGTTAGTGAATTGGCAAAAATTGCAGTAGTTCACTTAGCAGCTCAAGGTATTGAAGATTCAGAAATGACAAACTTTGAATTAAGTTTAACAAACGCTTCTACAATATATGAGCAAGAGAAAGTTAATCTTTGGAGTGAGAAGGTAAGATTAGCATCTGATACAAAAGCACTTAATATGTTATCATCAGATTGGGCATATCACAATATTTTTGGAATGTCACAAGATGAAATTGATATTGAAAGAGCAAAAGTAATATTAGACCTTAAAGACCGTTTCAGACACACTTCAATTGAACAGCAAGGACAGGACCCAGCAAACCCACCACAACCACAAAATGTGGAAGAAGAAATCAGTAAATTAAAAACTGAAATTGAATTAAATAGGGAAGTTGGAAGACCTAGAGAAGGAAATACCTATGGTAAAGATAAGCACCCATACGGTAGAGACCCATTGGGAGATAAAGAAAACCACAAAGAAAGAAAGAGAGAAGATAGAGTATTAAACACAAACGCTAAAAAGCTAGCACGTGAATATATAAATGGAATTTCAGCAAAAAAGAAGGTTTTGAATGAAAAAGGGGGTATGTTGGATGAAAAAAACCTCATAGATGAAACTAAAATTTAATAAAGAAAAATTTGTTTATATTTATATGTGTTAGTTTATAGGGTAGAATAAATATAGGGTAAGTAAATGAAAAAAATTAAACACTCAAAGTTTAAGAATACTGAAGTTCTTAATGGAGATAAGACTGAAAACGCTAAAAATATAGTAAAGGAATTCTTTGCTCCAAATACGGAATTAAATAAAGAATTACGTCTTTATGATATACTATTAAAGGAAAAATATAGTTCCGAAACAAAAGCAGATAGATTAGTTGAAACTGTATGTGATGCACATGCTAAACTAAATCAAGCATCACTTTCTAAGGAAAAATTTAACCTTATTAAAGAAATTTCAGCAAAGTTTGATATTGAACAATTCCTATCATCCCCTATTTCTAACTATAAAGTCCTAGCATCTATCTATAAAGTATTTGAATCTAAGAGAGCAGACGGATATGATATTAAAGATATATTCAACTCTAAAATTACCCTAATTGAAAATATCACATCCAAACCATCTATTAAAACTCAACCAACTGAAGATAAAAAGTTGATTGAAACCTATAAACAACAAGATAAAGACCTTAGATTACTTACCTATAAGATTTTAGTAGAAACTTTTAATAAAAAATATACAAATCTTGACCAAAATCAAAAGAATTTATTAAGAGAGTATATTAATAATATTTCAAATACTACTAAATTCAAAGATTATGTTGCAGTAGAATTACCAAAAATAATCGGAGAATTAAAATCTATCCAATCTAAATTATCCGATAAAGTTACGCAAATTAAATTATCAGAAACTATTTCTGTTTTAGAAAAAATTAAAATAGGGAAAGTTGTTTCAGACAACCAAGTTTCATCTATTATGCTTTCTTATGAGCTAATTAAAGAACTTAAATCTAAAGTAAAATAATGGAAGCTAGAATAAAAGAGGCCATTCGTAAGTACGTTAGAGAAAGAAACATTCAGAAAACTTTGGATGAAATGTCAGTAACAGGTGGTGTTGATGGGTATAATACCCCAGCTGCATTTGCAAAGCCTGGTCAAACTGCAAAAAAGAATAACAAATTAGCTAAAGTAAGTGGTGGGACTGTAGTTGATAATTTAGAAGAAGGTGAAAAAGATTGGGCATTGGGTGATGTTCCTGCTAGTAAGGATGAAGCACTACCAATGAAACCAACTGCTGCAAAAGATGTTGATAAAGCAAAAGTTGCAGATATTAGTGGTATGATTGTTGCTGAAAATAGATGGTTAGAATTAAAAAGAGAAGAATCTTCACCAAAAGCAAAAGTTGGTAGAGGAGTTTCTAATATACATAAACAACTTTCTGAAATAGAGAAGTTTGTTAATTGGTATTCTAAAATTAAGACTGAGAATGGACTTAAGAAAGAAGATTACTGGAAAAGAACAAATGCATCTCTATATAAAATCAGAGAAAGGTTAATGGGAATAACTGAAAAATTAAGAACTTTATAAAATGCCAGCAGTATCTAAAGCACAACAAAGATTTATGGGTATGGTTCATGCAGTACAAAAAGGAGACATGGAAGCACCATCTAAAGAAGTTGAAAAAGCAGCTGACTCTATGAGTAAAAAAGATGCTAAAGATTTTGCATCCACAAAACACAAAGGATTACCTATGCATAAAGAAACTATATCAAAAGAAAGACTAAAAGAATTAGTTAAAGAAGTAATGGTTGAAGAAGCTGAATATCAAGCGTTCTTCAAAAAAGCATTAGAAAAAGCTGGTAAATCAATCTCTCAAATGAGCGATGATGAAAAGAAAGAATTTTTTAATAAAATTGATTCTGCTTGGAATGGTAAAGGCGCAAAATCGGAAGCACTTAAAGGTGACCAACACAAATTAGATGTTGATGGTGATGGTGATATTGAAGGAGATGATTTAGCAGATTTAAGAGCTGGTAAAAAAACTGATGAAGCTGTAGCTGGTGAATTACCAAAAGCACAAATACCATCGGCTGTTAAACAAAGATTGGGAGTTGCTATTGATAAAATAAAAGATGCAAAATTAAATCCTATTCAAAAACTTCAATTAGTTGCTCAAGTTGTTGATGCAATTGGAGTTGATAAATCTCAATTAGGACAAATTGCAACTAAGATTAGAAATAAAATGGAGAACTTAAAAAAATAATTATGAAATCTCTTTTAATAGAAACACAATTATTTGAAGGTAAACTCAAAGAAGATGAGGGTGGTAGAGTATTGGTTAAAGGTGTTCTACAAAGAGCAGGTGCCGAAAACCAAAATGGTAGAGTAAGCATTAGGTGAATTAGACCATCCAGATTCTACTGTAATAAACTTAAAGAATGTATCACACAACATCAGAGAAATTTGGTGGGAAGGTGATGACCTATGTGGAACTGTTGAAATTCTTTCTACTCCTTCTGGTAACATTCTTAAAGAATTATTAAAAGCAGGTATCCTTTTGGGTATTTCATCAAGAGGTATGGGTTCAACTAGACCTATGAGTGGAAATAAAGTAGAAGTACAAGAAGATTTTGAATTGATTGGTTGGGATTTTGTTTCTAACCCATCTACACATGGTGCATTTATGGTCCCAATGAATGAGTCTGTAAATCCACTAAAACAAATTGGTACTGATGTTTGCGGTGAATACTGCAAGGCACAAGACTTAATGAGAGAAATAATAACTGAAATAGTATAAGATGAGTAAGAATTTTGACATATATAATTATGTACACAACAACAAATTTAAGTTGAATGTGGAACAACCTAAAGGTGTAAATAAAACATTCAAAGCAGGGTATAATGATATTCGTAAAACAGCAATAAACGAAGTTAAGATAGTTAATGGTAAATTTTCTATTAAAGAAAACTTATCTCAACCTGATAGAAAATTATCTTTAGAAGTTAAAAAACACTTCTTAGAAATTATATCTACTTACAATACTTTCCAAGACCAAATGAAGCGTAATTCAGATATGACTGAAGTTTCAGAAACATTGGGTGCAATTGTTGAAGCTGCAAAAGAATTATCTTTAAGAGAAGCTAACGATTGGTTCGATGCTCAGACTGTAAAAAGAAATATGAGTGAATTGGATAAGTTGGGTAAACAATTTGATAAATTCTCTGTGGAAGCAAAAGCAATGGATGAAAGATTACACGCTTTATATGAAGATATGGGTCACATCCTAAATCGTTACTATGAAATCTCTGACATCCCAACTGATGTAATGAGAGAAAGACTTGCAATGAAAAATAAATAAGAATGATTCGTTTAACTGATTTAGCTGGAAAGAGTTCTTTCAATATAGGTGGTAAAAAATTTGAATATGGTAAAGTTTATTCTAATCCATACGCATCGGCATTCAAACCTGTAAATGAAGCAGAAGGTTCTGAAGACCACGAAGTTTCTATGGCTCAAAATCAGTTAGATTCTATTATCAAACATGCAACTGAATTAAAACAAAAAATGGGAATGGAAGAAAAGCAAATTCCTGCTTGGATTCAAGACCACATCACTAATTCAGAAAACTACATTTCTCAAGCGGCTTCTAACTATCACGAATATGGTGATTCGAATGAAGTAAACGAAGCGGGCCCTTGTTGGAAAGGATATAAGCAAGTTGGAATGAAAAACAAAAATGGTAAAGAAGTTCCAAATTGTGTACCTGAAGGAAAAGTTATTGAAGCTGTAACTCCTGGTGAAATTGGAAAACTTCAAGATGACTTAACAAAAATTAATAAGGCAATAGCATCTGAATTAAAATTATACATATCTAAAAAAAATACACCACAAGCTAAAAAGCACGTTGAAAATCTTAAAAAATTGAATAAAGAAAGAACAAAGGTAGCTGATAAATTAGATGATATGGTATCTAGTATTTTTATTGATGCTGAGTTAGAAGAAGGTTGTGGTTGTAAATAATTCTTTAGAAAATTACGTTTTTATTAATTAACATATATTTATTCTTACAATAACGCATTTTTATATGCGTTTTTTATTGGTAAATGAATACTCACGATTCTGATGTGTAGTGACCAAACGCCAATCATAAAATTCTATTTAAGCTCAATATTTTAATAGCTTAAGAAATCCGAAATAATAAGGAAAAAAATGGCAAATTCAAAATTGTTGAAAGAAGCCATCGCTGATGCTAAAGCTGTTCGTGAAACTGCTATTGCTAACGCTAAAATCGCTCTTGAAGAAGCATTTACTCCAAGACTACAATCTATCCTTTCTAAGAAGCTTCAGGCAGAAATGGCTGATGAAGAAGAAGTTGAAGATAAAGTTGAAGAAAACAATGATGTATCAAGCGAAATTGGTGGTGGTGATAACAAACAACCAGCTGATAAAGCAAACAACGATGACACTGACCTAAGTGGTATTGCTAACCAATCTGCGGAAGTAGGTGGTGAAGTAGAAGACTACGATAAAGTTAAAGACCTTACTGAAGCTGAAGGTGAAGAAGAAAAAGAAGAACCTGTAGCTGAAGGAGAGGAAGAAGTTGAAGCACCTGCTGTTGAAGGCGAAGAAATGGGTATGGATTCTGAAGATGATGATGACGATGATGACGACGATGAGTTGGATCTCGAAGCAATCATTAAAGAATTAGAAGCTCAAATCGCTGAAGAAGAAGGTGAAGAAGCTCACGAAGAAATGCCGGCTGAAGAGCCAGCAGTAGAAGGTGAAGAAGCACCGGTTGAAGAACCAGTAGCTGCTGAACCTGCAGTTGAAGCTGAAGAAGTTCCAACTGAAGAACCAGCTCACGATGATGAGGAAATCGATTTAGATGAAATCTTACGTGAAATGGGATATGGTGATGACGAAGAAAAAGTTGAAGAAGCTGAAGAACCAAAGCATGACGAAGAAAAAGAGAAAATGGCTGAGGAACTTAAAGAAGCATATTCTACAATCAAATCTTTGAAATCAACTATCAACGAAGTAAATTTGTTAAACGCAAAATTACTTTATGCAAACAAATTGTTCCGTTCTTATAACTTAACTAACGAACAGAAAGTTAAAGTTGTTGAGAATTTGGACAGAACAACTTCTGTAAGAGAAGTTAAATTGGTTTACGCAACTTTAGCAGAAAGCATGAAGTTTACTGGTACTGAAAGAAAAGTAGCAGCTAAGAAGACAATGACCGAAGGTTTTGCTTCTAAGCCACAAGCTACAACAGCTCCAGCAAAAGAAATCATCGCTGAAAGCTCAAACGAAATCGCTAATAGATTTAGAACTTTAGCTGGTATCGTTAAAAAATAACAAAAAATAAAAACATAAGTAAAAATGGCAAATTTTGATTTAAGCAAACTTATGGAAGGCAAAAACCCACAAGCGGTAATGTTAGCTGAAACTCGTCAGTTAAAGAGCAAATGGGAAAAAACTGGTCTTCTTGAAGGTTTGAAAGAAAGAGAGCAACACTCTATGGCAGTGTTGTTAGAAAACCAAGCAAAGCAATTGCTTGATGAGGCTACTCAAACTGGTACTGGTGGCGGTGCTTCTGGTAACGAAGAGTGGTCTGGAGTTGCATTACCATTGGTAAGAAGAATCTTTGGTGAAATCGCTTCTAAAGAATTCGTAAGCGTACAACCAATGAACTTACCTTCTGGTCTTGTATTCTTCCTAGATTTCAAATATGGTACAGCACAAGCTGGTCAACCTGGTTTCAGCGGTAAATCACTTTTCGGTGGTAACGGTACTTCAACTGGTGACGCTGATTTCGGTAGAACTAAAGCAGCTGTAAACGGTCTTTATGGTAACGGCCGTTATGGTTTCTCTATCAATGATACTGAAACTTCTGCTATCACTATCGCTGGTGGTGCTGGTGCTGCTGGTACAGTAGTAACTGCATCATGGGCTGAAGTTGGTTTTGATTCTGCACTTTCTGCATCTGTTGCAGCTGGTCAGGTAGCAAAAATCACTGTAGCAGCTTCAAACTTCACAAGAGCTGATGAAAATGGTATTTCTGCGTTCGTAGTTTCTGGTTCAGAAGCTTCTAACCCATACCACAAACCAGCTGCTGGTGAAATTACTAACTTTGCACAATTCGCTAAAGTAGTAGGTTCTAACTATGTATTCTTTGTATCTGCATCTGCTGGTGCAGCTACTATCGGTAGCGATAACGTTATCGTTAAGTATCATCAACAACCTTCTGCTGGTGTAAGAGGTGATTTCGAAGATGCTTCTGCAAATGGTACAACTATCACTGCATTAGATATTCCTGAAATTGATCTTGAATTAAGAAGTGAGGCTATCGTTGCTAAGACTCGTAAGTTGAAAGCAGTATGGACTCCTGAATTAGCGCAAGACCTTAACGCTTACCATTCAATTGATGCTGAAGCTGAATTAACTTCTATGTTATCTGATTATATCTCTTTAGAGATTGATTTAGAAATCTTAGACATGTTAAAGAGCAACGCATTGACTGTTGATTACTGGTCAGCAACAATCGGTGAAGAATATTTGAACAACGGTGCAACTGGACAAGCTGCATGGGGTTCTTCAGTACCTTCTGGTGCAAACACTTACTATACTAAGAATTCTTGGTATCAGACTTTAGGTGTTAAGTTGAACAAAGTTTCAAACAAAATTCATCAATTAACACTTCGTGGTGGTGCTAACTTCGTAGTTGCATCTCCTGATGTATGTACTATCTTAGAATCAATTCCTGGATTCACTGTAAACGCTGATAAAGATGCAATGCAATTTGCAGCTGGCGTAACTGCGGTTGGTTCTATGAGTAACAGATTCACTGTGTACAAAAACCCTTATATGACTTCTAACGAAATCTTGATGGGTTACAGAGGAAATAACTTCCTTGAGACTGGTGCTGTTTACGCTCCATATGTACCATTGATTATGACTCCATTAGTGTATGACCCTCAGAACTTCACACCAAGACGTGGAGTTATGACTCGTTACGCTAAGAAGATGGTAAGACCAGAATTCTATGGTAAGATCTTGGTTAAAGATTTAGCTAATATCTAATCTTAATCGAATCTAACTACGATTCATATTAAAAGAGGGGGTGAGAAATCACTCCCTTTTTTTATTTTACCCCTTTAAGAATTGTTTATATTTATAGTGGTAAACACACTAAATATATGGCAGCGGGTAAATATTCATTCATTATAGAGCAAGGAGCAACCACAAATTTTCAAATAAATTGGACAGATGAAAGTGGTTCTGCGGTAAACTTAACGGGATATCACGGAAGAATGCAGTTGAGAACTGATTACAATTCTTCTCCTTTACTTTCTCTTTCATCATCATTAAAAGCGGATGGGACTGGATTGAATTTAAGTGGCTCTAATGGAACAACACCATTATCTTCTGGTTCAATAGCAGTGTATATATCTGCAGTATCTTCATCACTTTTAGATTTTGGTGAAGCACTTTACGATTTGGAAATGGTAAAAGGAAATGAAGTTACGAGATTATTAGAAGGTAAAGTTAAGTTATCTAAAAACGTAACTAAGTAAGAAATGTCCGTAGAAATAAAAAAAGATATAACAACTGTCCAAGTTGAAGTCCCAAAGACTAATGTAGCGGTAGAAAATGCTATAACTAATATTAATGTCCAAATTTCTCAACCACAATTAACAATATCACAAGCTGGAGTTGGTGGTAGGGATGGAACATCTGGTACTTCTGGGGTTTCAATAGATAGTTCTTCGTTTACAACAACTGGTTCAAATCAATTTAATGGAAATCAAACTATAACAGGTTCGTTAAATATTAGTGGTAGTAACTCAACTGTAGTATTACCAAATCACTCAACTGCACCAACTTCACCAACGTCTGGAGCACTTTATTTTAATACTACCGATTTTCATTTTTACGGATGGAATGGTGGACAGTGGACACAATTGGATAATTAATCCTCATTAAATTACTAATCTTACTATTTCTAATATTTATAGGTAACGTTAAAATAAGTACTTATAATGGCATTAGAAACACTTGTATATCCTGGTTCATCTTCGTTTTTCCCAGGGCAAACCCCTTTTGGAATATACGATAACGATTATGAATTCCAAGAGGAAGCACCAAAAGTAGCACTTTGGTGTGCTAGACGATTGGGATATCCTATTCAAAATATAGAATTAATTGATGAAAATTTTTACGCTTGCTTTGAAGAAGCTGTATCAGAATATGGTGCGCAGGTAAATCAATTCAATATTCGTAATAATTTAGATACTTTAAGAGGAAAATCAAAAGCATCCAGTCTAACAAATAATTTAGTTCAGGGTTCAAATTTACCTACTTTAATTGGTATTTCAGACGCATATGGTACATTAGCAGGGGTTGGTGGAAATACAGATATTAAAAAAGGATATATTGAATTAGTTCCTGGTCAACAAGAATATAATTTAGATACTCTTTGGGCAGCTGTTTCCGAAAGTGGAAAACGTATTGAAATTGTAAAAGTATTCCACGAACCAGTACCAGCAATTAATAGATTCTTTGACCCATATTCAGTTTCTGGACAGGGTACATTAAACCTTATTGATGAATTTGGATTTGGTTCATATTCACCAGCAGCACAATTTGTATTGATGCCAATATTTGAAGATATGTTAAGAATTCAAGCAATTGAATTTAATGACCAATTCAGAAAATCGGCATTTACTTTCAATATTGTAAATGGTAAGATACGAGTTTTTCCTAAACCAACTTCACAACAAGTAAATTTATATGGAAAATTATACTTTGATTATTTTGTAAAAGACGAATTTGTAACAAATTCTACAACTGTAACGCCAAATGTAATTTCAGATTATTCTGATATTCCTTATGATTTTATGGAATATGGTGGAATTAACGATGTAGGTAAACAATGGATTAGAAAATATTGTTTAGCATTGGTAAAGGAAATGTTAGGGGCAATTAGAGAAAAATATTCACAAATTCCTATTCCTGGTTCTGAAATTAGTTTAGATGGTGCTGCATTGAGAGCGGAAGCAACAACCGAAAAAGAAGCTTTGATGACACAATTAAGAGAAACTTTAGAAGAACTAAGTAGAACAAAGCAATTTGAGAATAGAAACACCGAAACAAACGCTCATCAAGAAATGTTACGAAAAGTACCGTTAGCAATCTATATAGGTTAATATTATGGCAAGATTTGCATTAGCAAGAGATATAAAATTCTTTGAAGGAATATCCAGAGAATTAGTAGATGTGGTTGTAGAGACTATGGTAGTTCTTTACAAATTAATTATTGAAGATAGCAAAACTAATTTGTATGGTGAATCTCTAAATAAAACCTATTATCAAGGTGTTGAATGTGGAGCAATGATTCAAAGGGATGATACAACATCAAATTATGAAGGGTTTGGTGCAGATACTTCTCAAACTGTAGAATTTCGTTTTAATAGATTTACATTGAAAGATAAAAATTTTTATCCTGAAATTGGTGATATTATTTATCATAATGATGCTTACTTTGAAATATCAAATGTTAGAGAAGACCAATTGATAGGTGGTAGAATTGAAACTGGTGATGGTGAGAAATTCTCTATAATTTGTCAAGCATTTATGACAAGAAAAAGTATGATTCAAACTGAAATGAGAACTATATAATGGAACGTAAAGAAACAAATAGAGGATTGCAGAGGTCAATTGATAAGCAGTACACCAAAGGTGTAAAGCTTATTGATGTTGATACCACAATCGCAGAATATATAACAGATAGTATTGTTCCTAAATTAGAAGAAAATGGAACAACACTAACAGTTCCAATATTATATGGTAATGCGGAAAGATGGAATGGTGCTAGAAAAAATGGATACTTAAAAGATAAAAGAGGAAGATTGCAAATTCCTTTAGTAATGTTTAAGAGAAATAGTATTGAAAGAGATGAATTACTTACAAATTTCAAAGATGTAAATAAAATATTTTCTTATAAAAAATATTCTACAAAAAATAGATATGATAAGTTTAGTATAATGAATAGCGCTAAACCAACATATGAGCATTATAATGTTTCTGTACCATCGTATGTAACTGTAACATATGAAGTAATGATTTGGACAGCATTTACTGAACATATGAATCAGATTGTAGAGGCATTTCAGTACGCAACTGATAGGTATTGGGGGAAAGAAGAAGGTTATAAATTTAGAACTAGAATTGATACATTCGATACACAGCAAGAAGTTGCTGAAAATGCAGAAAGAATAATAAGAACAAGTTTTACAATGGCTGTAAATGCTTATTTGTTGCCTGAAATGTTTGATGATAAACCTGTTGTTAAAAAAGGATTTAGTCCTAAACGAGTAATATTTGGTTTAGAAACAGACCTAACAGGTGCATTATTTAATCAAGTTTCCGCTTATAATGAATATCAAAATGTTATTGAATTTATAGCAACAAGAGGTTCACAAATGGCAACGTTTGTAAATTCAAGTACAGTTAAATTAACAAATGTTTATTTACCACTTCTTCCTCAAGAATTAGTAGGAACTTTTGATGTTAATAATTGGTTTAGGGTTTATGTTAATGGTGAATTTAAGAGCTATACATTTTATACATTTAGCTTCAATTCAGTTACAAACGAAGTTACATTTAATTTTAGTGGGTTAGGGTTTCCTTTAGATTCTAATGATGAAGTAGCTATAACTGGTAAATTTCAAGAACTATGAGTGATATTCAAGATTTGAAAGAAATATTAAAAGAAATAAATGAACCAAATGAGTTTGAATTATTTGCTCATAATTTAGACCATCCATATTATTGGATTTATAAAGTTGAAAATGTTCGTGTTAAAAAAATTTTTAATAAATTAGAACCTCTTAGACTTTTCAAATCTAGATTTGATGTTTTTATAAATGGACTTTTTATTTCAACTGATGATTATATATTTGAAACATTAGGAAACGATTTATATATTAAATTTATAAAAGATAGATTTCCTGAGATTGACCAATTTGGAAATCCATATGTATTGGATGAAACAGATGAAGTAAAAATAAATGGAGATGTAGAACAATTTTAATTTATGGCAAGAAAAAGACCAAATATAGATACATTAGTGACAACCCTTCTAAAAGATAGACAGGAATTTAAGAACTTTATAAATAAAGTAATTGAAGATACATTTATTTATAGTTACACACCCAATTCTATTTCATTAGATAATGCTACTCAAACTCTTTTTACTGTAAATTTAACAAATAAAAGATTTGTTTTTGAAATATTAGAGGTAGATGATATAAGAGATTACATTGATGTATATTTATTTGGAGTAAAACAACCACAAGATAGGTATAATGTGAGTGTGGTTGGAAATAATATAGTTATAGAATTTGTAACGGATATAACAAGAGTTCCTTTGGAAGTTGTTGCATCTGATTTTTTAGTAAAAGGTAAAATAGTTGAAATAGAATAATGGCAAGATTAATACCTCGTAAGCAGATTGAAGAACAACAGGATATAAGTGCATCGTTACTTATTAGAGAAAACGTGTATGTTGGAAATGATGCTGTTATTTCTGGTTCACTATTTGTATCAAAAAGTTTCTTTTTCGGAAATGATACGGGCTCTAAAAATGAAATAACAGGTTCAGTATTTTTAACAGGTTCTTTAACTGTAGATGGTCAATTAATATTTGCTGGGCCTGAAGCTATTTTATCTGCAACTGCATCTAACGCACTTTTATCAGTTGATACTCAAAGATATGCTGGTATCCTTGCAAAAGACTTTGGTGCAAATGTTCCAACACTTTATGTATCTTCAACTGATGGTGATGATAATAATGATGGTAGAACTATTCAATATCCACTTCGTACAATTAAGAGAGCAGCAGCATTAGCACAGCCAGGCTATGATGGTAGATATGGATTTGACACGGGTTCAATATTCAATGGATATGTAATTAAAGTACAAGCTGGTACTTACTTAGAAGATAATCCTGTTATACTTCCTGCTAACACAACTATTTGGGGTGCTGGTTTGCGTATTACTAAAATTAACGCAAAGAACCCTGAGCAAGACCTTTTTTATGTAAACTCTGGATGTTATATTGCAGAGGTTACTATGGGTGGTTTGAGATTGTGGCCAGACCAAATAAATCCCGAAAGAGGATTTGCGGTGGCTTTCCAACCAGGAGCATTTATTACAACTTCACCATATGTTCAGAACTGCTCGCAGATTTCTAACCAAGAAAATTCATTCACCGAACTTTATGAGCAAATTCCTCCCGGTGGTGGTGGTTTGTATGTTAATGGTGATGTAATTAATCCTGATTCACCGTTGGCTTCAATGGTATTGGATGCTTATACACAAATTTCTCCAAATGGTGTAGGTTGTTTGGTTAATGGTAGAGGATTTATTCAGTTGGTATCTTTCTTTAATAACTTCTCATATTACGCAATTAGAGTAAACAATGGTGGACATGCTACACTAAACAACTCAAACATTTCGTTTGGTTTGTATGGTATGTATGCTAGTGGTTCTCGTTTAATTTCTGGTAGTGGTGGTAATACTGAAGCAAGAGATAGAGTAAGAGCAAGTTGGAGTGTTGTAGTTGATGTATTGAATAGAGGATTAGATGCTCTTCCAGAAATTACAACATTGAATACAGCAGAGGGTATTAGAGCAACGTTACCATTGGATTATCCACAATTATATTTGTCTGGTAGTGATATAGCATTAACACCAACTACAACAACAATAGAAGAAGTTTCTGCTGATTTCAAATTAGTATCTGAAATAGTAGATAAAGGTCCTAAGAATTTTCCAACTTTATTAGCAAAGAGTTCAAATAAAGGATATGGATTTGAATCACCATATAATATTTTAGGTGATACTCAATTTACATCATCAATAGCATCAGCATCAGCTTGGGAATTAAATCAAATAAGTGCTTCATTTGGAGCTATATTAGGTATATTTGCAAATGGTACGGGGTCTTATGATTTTAGAGCAAATACATCGGCATCAATTAAAAAAACTTCTGGAAGTCCAACATCACCTGCAATTTCTATTACAAATGAAATTACATCAAGTGTAAGTTCTTCTTTTGACACAATAATTGATATTATTAAAAATGGCACGTTAGTAATTCCAAAAATTACATCAAGTAATGCGGCAGCTATAAAAATTGGTGAAGTTGAACAATTTACAACAGGAGTTTCATCATCTTTATCTACAATAAATTCAGTAAGTGCAAGTTTTAGTTTAATTTATAAAATTTTAGATAAAGGTACTGGTAGTGTTATTTTACCTATACCAAATGACCATAAGTTTAATTATACTATTACTAACAATGGTAGTTCATCATATCAATGGCAAGGTGTTGGTGTAAATCCAACTATAACTCTTTATAGAGGTAGTACATATAAATTTTATGTAAGTGCATCTTTAGGACAAAGTGGTGTTGTATATCCTTTCTTTATTAGAACAAAACCTCTTAGTGGAATAAGTGACCAATTTGACTATGATAAAGGTGTAATAAATAATGGAGATAGTATTGGTAATATTACATTTACTGTACCATATGATGCTCCAAACGAATTATATTATGTAGCACAAAATACATCATTGATGAGTGGTAAATTCCACATCATTAACAATTCGGCTACACCATTTGATTTGATATCAAATACATTAACATATCCATTGGTAGTTAGTGGAAGTGATGAAGCTAGTAATGATGTTGATATTATAAATGCTTATGATATTCTTACCGAAAACATACCATTTATTCAAGAAGAAACTATAAGATTTGTTTCTTCTTCTTGGAGTGATTTTGAATACAATGAACAAACTTGCCGTAGAGATATTGGATACATTGTAGAAGCAGTTGCTGGAGACCTTTTATATGGTGGAAACGAAAAAAGTGTAACAGCAGGTAGGTTATATTATGAAGTACCATCAACAGCAACCACAACACAAAAAGACCCAACGCTTACTGCTGTAAAATATGCAGCTGGTATGGCTTCTAAATTGTTAAATAATGTAACATTTGTAGAACCTAATAATATAAGAGAAGCAGCAGCTCAATCAATAATGAGTAGTAGAGAATTTATTCAAAATGAAACTATTGCTTTCTTATCATCTTCTTGGTCAAACTTTAGTTACAATGAAACTAAGTGTAAAAGAGATGTTGGGTACATATTAGATGCGGTTGCAACTGATACATTATATGGTGGTAATGAAAGAAGTGCTAAAGCTGGAGAATTTTATTATCTATACCCATCATTAGCTATTGTAGAGGGGGATGGTGATTCGGAAGGGCAGTTAGGACAAACTTTAGATGGAATTAGATATGCGGCTGGTATAACTACAAATATTATAGCTGGAAAAACTTTCCAAAGTGCACCAACACAAACTTTAGAATCTTATAATTTATTAAGAAGAAATAAATCATTAATTCAAAATGAAACAATTGAATTTATTAATGTAAATTATCCACAATTAAAGTATAATAAAGATAAATGTAGACGTGATGTTGGATATATTATTGATGCTATTTCTACTGATTTACTTTATGGTGGTATTGAAAGAAGTGTAACGGCTGGTAAATACTATTATGATTATCCATCTGTAGCTACTTCTATTCAAAAAAGAGAAACTTCTGGTGGAATACGATATGCAAAAATTATATCAGATTATATTGTTCAAAACATTATTTTAGATACTCCACGTATTATTACAAATGATGAAAAAAATATTAAAGTAACTGCTTTAACAAACACAACTTCATCATTTAGTGGTTCAATATTAGAGCAAAATTCAATTAGTAGTTCTTTTGGTATTATAGAATCAATTATTAAAAGAGGAACATCTGCTATTCCTTCAATATTAGCACAAAATACTGGATTAAATTGGAGTGTGGGGTTACCATTAAATGTTAGTAGTGATACTCAAATAACAAATTCTTTCATATCACCAGATGAAGTTGAAAAGATTGGAAGTGGTTTTAATGTAGTAACTTCAATACTATTAAATGGTGGAGTTGAACCGGTGTTTACTTCATCTTTAGAAGCACAAATTAAAGTAACTAATAATGAGCAAATAACAGGTTCAGTTAGTAACCCAACGGCTTTAACATCTTCTATTTCAGCATCATTTGGATATGTTACTGAAATAATTAGTGGTGGTTTAAGTAGAATAAAACCAATAGTTTCTAACGTAAATGATTTGGTTAAAGTAACTGGAACTACACAGTGGACAAGCGGTGTGGTTGGTACAAATGCACAAACAGCAAGTATTAGTTCATCATTTGGTACGGTTATAAACATTATAACCAATGGTACATCAGTATTACCAACATTAGTTCAGAACACATCTGCTAATATTAAAGTAACTGGTACAACCGAATACTATTATAGTGGTTCAATTCAGGATATTAATTTTATATCACAATCAATTTCAAAAGTTACTCAAATTATTGAAACAGGTAATGTTGATTTATTTGCTAAAACAAATTATTCAGCAACAGCTTCTGGTAAATTTGATGTATATTCTGTAATAAAAAATAATATAGGATTTATTCAAAACGAAACAATAGCATATCTAAGTTCTTCTTGGGCTGGTTTTGAATATGATGAAGTTAAGTGTAAAAGAGATATTGGTTTAATCATAAGTGGTGCGGCTGAAGACCTTTTATGGAATGCAAATTCTGCATCTATTGTAAATGGACAATTCTATTATGAGTATCCATCTCAAGCAACGGATTTCCAATTGGCACAAACTTTAGATGGTATTAACTACGCAAGCCGTTTGGCACAAAAACTTATAACCAATGGAGTAACGTTTACAGCACCAACAACAGCGGTATCTGCTTCAAACGCTTTATTATTCAATAACAAAGAGTTTATTCAAAATGAAACTATTGCATACCTAAGTTCGTCTTGGGGTGGATTTGATTATAACGAAACAACTTGTAAGAGAGATGTTGGTTATATTATTGATGCGGTAAGAACTGACTTAGTTTATGGTGGTAATGAAAGAAGTAGAGTAGCAGGATTATATTATTTCTTATACCCATCACAAGCTACTGGTTCACAATTACTACAAACAACCGATGGTATCAAATACGCTAGTAACTTATCACAAAAAATAGTTAGTGGTTCAATATTCCAATCTGCCGATTCTGATAAATTGGAGACAAGTAGATTGATGAGAGTGAACAAAGGACTTATAGCTGATGAGGTTGTTGAATATGTATCATCTTCTTGGAGTGGTGTTTATTATAACGAAGCTAAATGTAAAAGAGATGTTGGGTATATTATAGATGCAGTAAGAACTGATTTGGTATATGGTGGTAATGAAAGAACATCTATTGCAGGTGAATTCTATTACCGATTCCCATCATCAGCAACTGTTGGTGGTGTACCTTCGGCAACTCAACAATTAGACCCAACTACAACTGGTATTGAATATGCAAATAGATTAGCACAAAATATAATTCAAAATAAAATTTTAACTAATCCGGCAAACGATATTATAAGTGCAGCAGAATTGGTTAGAGAAAATAGAACATTCTTACAAGAAAATGTTATTCAATTTATTTCTGAAAATTATCCTAATTTAGATTATTTAGTAGACAAATGCTACAGAGATGTAGGATTTATTGTTGATGGTGTTGTGACGGATTTAGTATATGGTGGTAATGAGAGAAGTGTAAATTCTGGAAGGTTCTATTTCAAATATGCAAGTAAAGCGATAGACAATCAATTATCAGAAACAGTAGCTGGTATAAATTTTGCTAAAGATTTATCTAAACTTATTGCTATTGGTGGTAAAGCTGTTGAAGGTGGTTTTGATAACGTTGCAAAAATTATAGCTAGTGGAAGTTCTACGGCACCTTTATTGGTTAGTAATACTGAAAATGGTATTAAAGCAACAAATATAAATCAAATTACATCATCTAATAGTGTTATTAATTCTGATAAAACAATTGTATCATCTTCATTTGCTAACGTAATTAATATAATAGGTAATGGTACGGGTTCTATACCAACTATTGTTTCTTCATCATTCAAAGGTGTTATTATCGGTTCTGGTTCACAAATAACATCATCAACTACACCATTTATATCTGAAAGAAATAAAGTTACTTCTGGATTTGATACTGTAATCAATATTATAGGAAATGGATTATCTGTATTACCAACTTTATTTACAAATACAAGCGGTTCAATAAGAAGAACTAATGATATTCAATTTACATCAACTGCATCAATATCTCAAACTTATATAAATAATTCAAATACTGCATTTAATATAGTATTGAACATTGTACAAAATGGAACCGGTTCTATTCCAACTTTGATAAAAAATGTAAATGGATTAGTAAAAATAACAAATACAAATCAATATACAGCATCAATGGCTGTATCATCTTCTAGAATCAATAGTATTACAGGAAGTTTTGATACTATAATAAGAATTCTTAATGAAGGAACTGGAAGTTTACCTAATATTATTGATAATACTTTTTATAATATTAAGGTAACACCAACTTTACAATTTATATCAGCATCGGCAACAAATACTGAAAGTACGATAATTTCAGAATCTATTTCAATTGTAACAAATATTATAGCAAATGGTACAAATGCAAATATAATAAGTGCATCTTTAACTTTACCAACTTCTTCATATACAACATTAACAAATGATACTAATAAGTGGAAGGCATATAATATAGTTAAAAATAATTTATCATTTATTCAAGACGAAGCAATAGCTTATTTAAGTTCTTCTTGGTCAACAGCTTCTTATAATGAAGAAAAATGTAGAAGGGATATTGGATTAATTATAAGTGGTGCTTTGGAAGATTTAGTTTGGAACTCAAATTCAGCATCAGTAGTAAATGGTAAGTTCTATTATGAGTATCCATCCCAAGCGCAAGGTGCACAATTAAATCAAACTTTAGATGGTGTATTTTACGCAAGTAAATTAGCACAAAAAATTGCAAAAGGAATAGAATTTAGTTTACCTAATTCTCAATCTTTAATTGCATATGATTTATTAGTTAATAATAAAGATTTAATTCAAAAAGAAACAATAGAATATATAAGTTCTTCTTGGAGTTCGCATTTATATTCAGAATCTATTTGTAAGAGAGATGTTGGATACATTATAGATTCAATTGCCACCGATATAAAATGGGGTGGTAATGAAAGAACTGTAAAATCAGGGGTTTATTATTATCTATATCCATCTGAAGCTACGGGCTCTCAAATTGAAGAAACTGTAACTGGAATAACATATGCAAAAAATATATCTGATAAAATATTAAGAAATAATTTATTACAAAAAGTTTCTCAAAATAAACTTCAAACTAAAGAGTTAATATTCAAAAACAAAAACTTTATAGCTAATGAAGTTGTAGAATATGTATCAGCTAGTTGGAATGGATTTGAATATAATGAAACAACTTGTAAGAGAGATGTTGGTTATATATTAGATGCGGTTATTACAGATGTAGTTTATGGTGGTAATGAAAGAAGTTCCGAAGCTGGAAGATATTATTATTTATATCCATCTCAAGCAACAACAACACAATTAGGACCAACTTTAAGTGGAATACGATACGCTAAAGGAATGGTTGAACAATTATTAAAAAATAGTGTATTTGTAACTGCATCTTTATCAAGACAAACTGCATATCAATTATTATTAGATAACAAACAATTAATCCAAAACGAAACAATTACTTTTGTAAGTTCTTCTTGGAGCATGTTTAACTACAATGAAGCTAGTTGTAGTAGAGATACTGGTTATATTGTAGATGCGGTAGCAACTGATATTCTTTATGGTGGAAATGAAAGAGTAAGAGAAGCTGGTGAGTACTATTACTTATATCCTTCATTAGCAACTGTTGAGGGTGATGGTAATGAGTCTGGACAATTAGACCAAACTTTGGATGGAATTAAGTACGCTAAAGGATTATCACAAAAGATTGTATCTAACACATTATTAGAATCCCCAACAACATCAAGCCTAACTGCTTGGACATTGTTAAGACAAAATAAACCACTAATTCAGGCTGAAACTATTGCATACCTAAGTTCTTCTTGGACAGGTGTAGATGGATTCTACTATAATGAAGCTAGTTGCTCCAGAGATGTGGCTTACATCGTAGATAATGTAGCAACTGATGTTCTATATGGTGGTAATGAGAGAAGTTCTAAAGCAGGAGAATACTATTATCTATATCCATCTAAGGCAATAGTTGGTGGAGTACCTTCTCAAAATGCACAAAAAGACCAAACTGTTCAAGGTGTAAGATTTGCTGCTGGTGTTGCACAAAATGTAATATCAAATCTAATATTAACACAACCAACTGAATTTGTATCATCTTCTGTTGAGTTGATGAGAAAAAATAGAACATTCATACAAAATGAAACTATTCAATTTGTAGATGCATTCTATCCAAATTTAAGATATAATAGAGAAAAGTGTAGAAGGGATGTTGGATATATTGTTGATAACATTACAACCGATTTGTGGTATGGTGGAAATGAAAGAAGTATAATAGCTGGTGATTATTATTATCGTTATCCTTCATTAGCAACTAAGCAAGAGCAAGTTGCTGAAACTGTAGCTGGTGTAAATTATGCAAAAGCTGTTGCTAAAGCTGTAGTTCAAAATATTGTACTATCTTCACCTATATTAACTTCAAATGTTGATGGAAATATTAAATTTAATAATATAAATCAATATCTATCATCATCATTAAATGCAAGTAGTACGGAAGTAACAAAGATTAGTTCATCATTTGCTATTGTAACTAATATAATAGAAAATGGATTAGATTCTTTGCCAACAATTATATCAAATAATGAAGGATTAATTAAAGTAACAAATCAAAACACAATTACATCAGCAAGTTCAGCAACATCAGTTGAGGTTGGTATTGTAACTGCATCATTTGGATTAATTAGAGATATTATTTATTGGGGTTCAGCTTCAGTACCTGATTCATTAGTTAATAATTTCCAATACGGATTTGAATTACAAACTCCAACTTTGTGGAATATATCTTCTTATACTCAATCTTTAGGAGTTGGAGCTTATAATGAGCAAACAGCAAGTATTAGTTCTTCATTTGGAAGTATAATAAATATTATTAATAATGGTACAGGTTCTATACCATCTTTAGTAGCAAATACATCAGCAAGTGTAAACGTAAACGGTATAGTTCCATTTACTTCAACAACTTCTGGTTCTGAACTACAAAAAAATAGAATTGCAAACTTGTTTGGTATTGTTATGAGTATTGTTGAAAATGGAACTAATTCAATTCCAACATTAATATCAAACACTTCATCATCTATAAAAGTAACACAAACACCACAAATAATAAGTGGAAGTGCTGCTGATAGATTGCAAGCAAGATTAGTATCTTCTTCGTTTGGATTGGTAATAGATGTTTTATTGAATAGTGGTTCTCAAACAATGATAACTGGTAGTTTAATACCAAATACAAATCCAAAGATTACATCTGCATATAATTTGTTAGTAAGTAATTCTCAGATGATTATTGATGAAACAATAACATTTATGAGTTCATCTTGGTCAACATTTGATTATAACCAATCTAAGTGTGAAAGAGATTTAGGATTAATTATTAGTGGAGCTGCATTCGACCTTTTATATGGTGGTAATTCAGCATCTTTAGTAAATGGTAAGTTTTATTTTGAATCGGCATCAGCAGCAACAGGTTCTCAATTAGACCAAACTATAACAGCAATTAAATACGCTGGTGGAATTGCTCAGAAGGTTGTTAGAAATATAGAATTAGTAACAGCTTCATTGGAAACATCAGCATCTTATGTATCATTAATTAAGAACAAAGGATTTATTCAATCTGAATCAATAGCATATGTAAGTTCTTCTTGGGAAGGATTTGAATATAACGAAGCAAGTTGTAGTAGAGATATTGGATACATTATAGATGCCGTGGCAACTGACCTATTATATGGTGGTAATGAAAGAAGTATTGTGGCTGGAAGATATTATTATGATTTCCCATCACAAGCTACTTCAACGCAATTAGAACCAACATTGACTGGTGTAAGATTCGCTAAAGGAACGGCAATGAATGTAGTTGTTAATAAGCAATTCTTCTCACCAAATTCAAATAACCAAACGGCTTATAACTTAATCAAAGATAATAAGGAGTTCATTCAGGAAGAAACTGTGGCATTTGTAAACGCTAAATACCCTGAATTGGATTACATTGAATCTAAGTGTAGACGTGATGTTGGATATATTGTAGATGCCGTAGCAACTGACCTTTTATATGGTGGAAATGAAAGAAGTAATAAAGCTGGTGAATTCTATTATTTATATCCTTCATTGGCAACTGAAAATGAGCAAGTAGTTGAAACAACAACTGCTGTTGATTATGCTAGAAGATTAACCGAACAAATAATTAATAGCCAACTAATACCAAAACCACAAATAATACCAAATGGTGGCACTCCATCAACTGATATTAATGTAATAGCAACACACGATTTGTTATTGGTAAATAAACCATTCATTCAGGCTGAAACAGTTGCATACGTTTCATCTTCTTGGGTTGGTTTCCAATACAATGAAGCAAGTTGTAGTAGAGATGTTGGTTTCTTAATTGATGCCGTAGCAACGGATGTATTATATGGCGGTAATCAAAGTAGCGCTCACGCAGCATTGGTATATTTTGAAACAGCATCAGCAGCAACTGGTTCACAATTAGAACCGACTGTAGATGCTATTGATTACGCAGCTGGATTAGCAACTAAAGTTATTCAAAACTTAACATTTGTAACAGCTTCACAAATAGTATCCGCATCGGTTGAATTGTTGAGAAACAATAGATACTTCATACAATCCGAATCTTTATCATATTTGGATGCAGCATGGAGTACATTTGTTTATGATAAAGAAAAATGCAAGAGAGATATTGGTCATATAGTAGATGCAGCAGCAACTGACCTTTTATATGGTGGTAACGAAAGAAGTGTAACTAGCGGTGAGTTTTATTATAGATATCCATCTAAAGCAACTTTATTAGGTGATGGTGATGGTGTTGGTCAATTAAAACAAACTATTGATGGTATTAATTACGCAAGTAGAATTTCACAAAAAGTTGCACAAAAAACACAATTCGTAACAGCATCATTAGAAGCATCCGCATCATTTGATTTATTGAGAAAAAACAAAGCATTTATTGCAGCGGAAACAATAGAATATGTATCTTCTTCTTGGAGTACTGTTTATTACAATCAAGCAAGTTGTTCTCGTGATGTAGGTTATTTAATAGATGCAGCAGCAACTGATGTATTATATGGTGGACAAGAGAGAAGTGTAATAGCTGGTAACTTCTATTACTTATTCCCATCAAAAGCAACAAACGCTGGAGTTCCATCCGAACAAAACCAATTAGACCCAACTTTAACTGGTGTAAGATATGCTGGTAGATTGGCTAAGAAGGTTGTGGTAAATCCAACATTTGTGGAAGCTTCTGGTTCAGCAATTGGTGGTAGTAAATTATTAAAACTTAACAAATCTCTTATACAAAAAGAAACAATTACATTCTTGAGTTCGTCTTGGAGTACACTTCAATACAACGAAGCAAGTTGTTCTCGTGATGTAGGATTTATAATTGATGCGGTAAGAACTGATTTAGTTTATGGTGGTAACGAAAGAAGTATTCAAGCAGGTTCATACTATTATTACATCCCATCAGTTGCAATTAAAGAATCTTATACTGATAACGGACAAGTTGGACAGAAAAAACAAACTGTTGATGGTATAAACTTTGCAAGAGGTATTTCTGAAAAAATTGTATCACAAACTCAATTACTAAGACCAGGAACTAGAAGAATTCAGGCGGTTGATAGATTAAGAAACGCTAAAGAAGAATTAAAACAAAGAGCAATTGGATATACAAATGGAGCATTCCCTTACTTAGTTTATAACGAAGCAAGTTGTAGTAGAGATACTGGATTAATTGTGGATGCTTGTTGTACTGATTTGTTCTATGGTGGTAACGAAAGAGCAATAGCAGCTGCATCATCTTACTATAATGGACAATTCGGAAGTGCACAAGCAGTAATTTCTTCTCAAAAATTAGAGACTTTGGAAACTAATAGATATTTAAGGACAAGAGCTGAGTTTATAGCAGCTGGTGCTCCATTAGAATCATTTGGTTCTCTGATTGTAGCAACTGGTATTGACTACTCTTATAATGGTGCAGGTGTGACGTTTAAGGCGTTACCACCAAATCAGGGTGGTAGTGGTGTTGCGGACCCAAGATTTGAAATTACCGAATTGGGTGGTGGTAGAATATTCTTCACATCTGGTAACCAAGATGGTGACTTTAGAATTGGTACTGGTTTAAGTATTAATCAGGCAACTGGTACTCTTGTGGGTAGAACATTTAGTAAATCTCTATTCTCATTAGTAACTCCGTCAACTATTATTCTATCAGCACAAATTACTAATAATGGTGGTGATACTAAACCTGTAAGTATTTTTGTAACATCAAATAGAGAGTTGCCTGTACCATCTTTTGAAGGATTGTATGTTGGTAATGAATTTTATAGTTCATCAATTTCACTGGCAAATTTTAGCGGAAGTTTTTCTAGTGCATCTGCTTTATTAACACTTAATAGACAATTCATAAGAAAAGAAGTTGCGGCATATACTTCTTTTCAAAATAATTTACAAGAAACTCCATTTTCTTTTACATCATCTAGATTTGAAAATTATGCTTTGGATGCAACCGATGCAATAGCATATGATATTAAAAATTCAAAAAATATAAGAACTGATAAAACTGCAAAATCTTATTTTACAAAAAATGGTATTAATATTATAAAAACAACATATATCGAAGAATATTCATCATCTTTATTTGCTTTGGATTATGTTGGAGAATTGGCAGCACAAATTATAAAAAATGAATCTGTAACGGGTTCATCTGAAGTAGGAAGGTTATATCAAACAGCAGTTACACAATCTTTTAATGGCGATTATGCAATAACGGGTTCAGCACTAAGTAGTTCTGTTTATTTAATTAACGAATTATTGGGTGTAATACGAAATACAATAGAAAATCCAAATTTAGTAGCACAGCCGCCTGTTCAATTAGTAACAAATGTAACAATTCCTACATCCGATTCACTTTCACCGGTAGTTGCTGGTAAACTTGTATTGGAAGATGGTTATGGTTTCATAGTTTCCGGCTCTCCAGAATTGAGTGTTATTCTTTCAGTTCTTGAATCTGCGAATGAATAACGATATATATCATCCTATAATATTTATAGGTGATTTTTTAGATATTTATAACAAAGCTGGAAACTACGAATGGCAATTAGTAATCTTTTATCAAATAGGGTAAGGGTTGTATCACCCAAAAAAGTATCGGCTGATAGGTATCAATTCTTAGATGTCTCTCAGGCCGAACCGAATTTGGGTGTTCCAAACTTTAGCGCTTCACTATCAGGCTCTCCAGCTATTGTGGTTTCTGATGACCAAGGTAATAGAGGGTTTGTACGTTCTTTAGATTTGGATAGAGTAGTAGGTACTTTTACTGGTTCTTTTAGTGGAAGTGCTGATTTATCTGGTTCTTTTACGGGTTCTTTTAGTGGAAGTGCTGATTTATCTGGTTCTTTTAGTGGTTCTTTTTTTGGAGATGGGGCGGGATTATTTAATTTACCGCAGGCTACAAAATTATCATCTGGTTCGGTAACAGCTTCTGTAGCACCTAACTTTGGATTTACAGTTCTTTCAATAGAAAGCGGTTCAACATTTACTGGTTCTTTATTTGTAAGTGGAAATGTTGTAATACCATCTGGTAGTGGATACTTTAGTGGTAGTGGTGAGGGGTTATTTAATATTCCACTTTCAGCACTTAATATTGAATCATTGGTTTCAAGTAGGATTGCTAGTGGTTCAGCAACGGCTTCAATATCGCCAAATTTAGGTTTAAGGGTTAATACTGGTGTTACTATTAATGACTTTTTGATAGTAACTGGTTCTACTAATCTAAAATCAAATACAAATATTGAAGGTAACTTAGACGTTACAAATAATACATTTATACATGGTGACCTTTATGTAGATGATTCTATATATGCTCAGCAATTATTTGTTAGTTATATTTCATCATCTGTAATTTATTCATCTGGCTCGAATACATTTGGCGATTCTACGGCAGATAGACAAATGATGACAGGTTCTGTATCCGTAACTGGTTCAATGATTGTAACTGGTTCTTTATCTGTAAGTGAAAAAATAATTTTCAACCAAGCAACAGGTTCAATATTATCGGCATCGGTAATATTATTCAACCAAGCAACAGGTTCATCTATATCTGCATCATTTACTGGTTCATTTTTTGGCGATGGTAGAAATTTAGTAAATTTACCACAATCAACAAGATTAGCTTCTGGTTCGGTAACTGCTTCGGTTGACCCGGCATATGGATTTAGAGTAGAATCTTTATCTCAAGGTTCTGAATTTACTGGTAGTGTTGATATAAGTGGTAGTTTATTTGTATCTCCATTTAGCGGTTCTATAACTTTAGCATCTGGTTCGAATTATTATGGTGAAGGTAGATATCTAAGAGAAATACCTCGTTCAGCACTTACTGAAGATGCACTAATTAGTACAGAAATAAAATCAGGCTCAGTAACAGCATCTGTATCTCCTGTTTATGGATTTAGAGTTGAATCTTTAGCAAGTGGTTCGGAGTTTACAGGTTCTATTGATATAAGTGGAAGTATTTTTATACCATCTGGTAGTGGTTTCTTTAGTGGTAGTGGTAGAGGATTATTTGATATACCTCGTTCAGCATTATCCTTTGAAATAACAAGTATTTCAAGTGGTAGTGTAACGGCTTCCGTTTCGCCAACATTCGGATTCAAAGTTGAAGCTCAGGCAAGCGGTTCTGAATTTACCGGTTCAATAAATGTAAGTGGTAGTTTATTTGTAGAACCTTTTAGTGGTTCTATAACTTTGGCATCTGGTTCATCTTATTATGGTGAAGGTACTTATTTAAGAAACATACCAAGAACTGCATTAACTGAAGATGCGTTAATTAGTACTGAAATTAAATCAGGTTCTATAACAGCATCGGTTTCACCTGTTTATGGATTTAGAGTTGAATCTTTAGCAAGTGGTTCAGAGTTTACTGGAAGTATAGATGTTAGTGGAAGTATTTTTATACCAAGTGGTTCTGGTCTTTTCTCTGGAAGTGGTAGAGGATTATTTGATATACCTCGTTCAGCTTTAGCGCCTGATGCATTATTATCGGCACTTATTTCTAGCGGAAGTGTTACAGCTTCTGTAGCACCGGATTTTGGATTTAAGGTTGAATCTTTAGTAAGCGGTTCTGAATTTACCGGTTCAGTTGAAGTTAGTGGAAGTATTACAATACCATCTGGCTCTGGGTATTTTAGTGGTAGTGGTGAGGGATTATTTAATATACCTTTATCAGCTCTTAATATAGAGTCTTTGATATCAACTAGAATAGCAAGTGGTTCTGTAACAGCATCTATTGCACCTGATTTTGGATTTAGAGTGAATACGTTTTCAGCATTTAGTGGAAGCTTTATAGTTTCATCATCTGCTAGAAATGTATTATCATCATCTTTACTGACAGAATTTAATGTAACAAATAGTGGTAATAGTTCTTATTTAATAAATGGTGAATCAAATCCAACTTTAACATTAGTTAGAGGTGTTGCATATAAATTTAACATAAACGCATCTGGACATCCATTCTACATCAAAACAGTATCTAGCACAGGTACTTCAAATCAATATACAGAAGTATTAAATAATGGTGATGATGTTGGTGTTGTTACTTTAACATTACCAACTAATGCACCAAACACTTTATATTATAATTGCCAATTACATTCGGCAATGGCTGGGCAATTAAATATAGTTGATGCTATTACGATTCCTGCTGAAATTACATTTATTGGTGATACAAATATTACTGGTGCGTTAGCAGTAAGTTCAAGCATATTTGCTTATGGAAATATAGAATTAGGATCTGGTTCGGCATTTAGTGGTAGTGGTAGAAATCTTTTTGATATTCCACAATCAGCTTTTACTGGAGATGCCTTCAGAATAGCAAGTGGTAGCGTAACCGCTTCAGTATCTCCAAATTTTGGATTCAGAGTTGAATCATTAGAAAGTGGTTCTCAATTAACAGGAAGTGTTGATATAACTGGTAGTTTATTTGTAAACCCTTATAGTGGTTCTATAAAATTAGCTTCTGGTTCGGCATATTATGGTGAAGGTACTTATTTAAGAAATATTCCAAGAACGGCTCTTACTGAAGATGCACTAATTAGTACAGAAATTAAATCAGGTTCAGTAACAGCTTCTGTATCACCTAATTTTGGATTTAGAGTAATATCTTTTGATAGTGGTTCTGAATTTACTGGTAGCGTTAATATAACAGGCAGTTTAACTGTTGAAAGTGGTTCAATTATAATTGGTGATGGACAAGGATTAAGAAATATACCACTATCAGCTCTTGCTGAAGAAGTTGTAGCTGCAACCAAAATAGTTTCAGGCTCCGTAACAGCATCTGTTTCACCTGTTTATGGATTTAGAGTAGAATCTGCTGATAGTGGTTCCGAGTTTACGGGTTCTATTGATGTAAACGGAAATATAACTGTAGCTAGTGGTTCTTATTTTGTTGGTGATGGTAGATATCTTTCAAATATCACAATAGCAAATTTAGCGATAGATTCAACAAAAATATTTAGTGGTTCAGCAACGGCTTCAATTGCACCAAATACGGGCTTATTAGTAAATACAGGTTTAACTGTTTATGATTTCTTAGTAGTAACTGGTTCTTCTAAATTAGGAGTTGTTTCTGGCTCATTCTTTAGTGGTAGTGGTAGAAGTTTATTTGATATTCCTATTACTGCTGTTGTTGGTGATGTATTCAAAATAGCAAGTGGTAGTGTAACCGCATCCGTAACACCTGATTTTGGATTCAAAGTAGAATCTACTGCAAGTGGTTCTCAAATTACTGGTTCTGTAAGAATTACTGGTAGTTTGGTAGTTGAACCATACAGCGGTTCTATAAAATTAGCATCTGGTTCTTCATATTATGGTGAGGGTACATATCTTAGAAACATTCCAAGAACCGCACTTACTGAAGATGCATTAATTAGTACCGAAATAAAATCAGGTTCTGTTACAGCTTCTGTAGCTCCTGATTTTGGATTTAGAGTTGTTTCACCTGATAGTGGTTCTCAAATTACGGGTTCGGTAAGAATTACTGGTAGTTTAGTGGTTGAACCTTACAGTGGTTCAATTCAATTAGCATCGGGTTCAAATTATTATGGTGAAGGTGCATATTTAAGAAACATACCTCGTTCAGCACTTACCGAAGATGCATTAATATCAGCAGAAATTAAATCTGGGTCAGTAACAGCTTCAGTATCACCTGATTATGGTTTTAGAGTTATAACTCCATTTACATCTTCAATAATTGGTGATGTATATAGTACTGAAATAGCATCTCAGTTTACTGGTTCAGTATCTGTAAGTGGAAGTTTATATGTAAACGAAATAAGTGGTGGTTTATATTTACAATCATCTTCAAATTATTATGGTGAAGGTAAATACCTAAGAAATATACCTCGTTCAGCACTTACTGAAGATGCCCTTATATCAAATGAAATAAAATCTGGTTCAGTAACCGCATCGGTTTCACCGGCTTTTGGATTTAAGGTAGAATCTGCTGATAGTGGCTCTCAATTTACTGGAAGTGTTGAAGTAAGTGGTAGTATTGTAATACCATCTGGTAGTGGATACTTTAGTGGTAGTGGTGAAGGATTATTTAATATACCAAGAGCTGCATTTGCTCCTGATGCCTTAACATCAAATATTTTATTTAGTGGAAGTGTAACTGCTTCTGTGGCACCTGATTTTGGTTTCAAAGTAAATAGTAATGTAACCATAGAAGGTGGACTATATGTTTCTGAATCTTCAAAATTACAAAGTACACAAATTAGTGGCGGACTTTATGTAACAGGAAATCAATATTTAGATGGTGATTTATATGTTGAAGGCAAAATAGTAACTACTGAATTATTTACACAATTTATTTCATCATCAATAATTTATTCATCTGGTTCAAATGTATTTGGGGATGATGTATCAGATACTCAACAATTAACGGGCTCTGTTTTAATAACTGGTTCTTTGGATGTTCAAAATAAATTTACATTTGTTGAGGCAAGTGGTTCATCAATTTCAGCATCATTTACTGGTTCATTCTTTGGTGATGGTGCAAATTTATTTAATTTACCGCAGGCAACTAAATTAGCAAGTGGTTCTGTAACAGCATCAGTAACACCTGAATTTGGATTTGTTGTTGTATCTGAAACAAGTGGTTCACAAATTACAGGAAGTTTAGGTATAACAGGAAGTTTAATTGTAGATGCGGTAACAAGTGGTTCTCAATTTAGTGGAAGTGTTTCCATATCTGGAAGTTTATTTATTGAAAAAGGAATTGTTCAATTAGCATCTGGTTCATTCTTCTCTGGTTCTGGTGAAAAATTATTTAATATTCCTAGAGCAGCACTTACACCTGATGCATTAGTATCACCTTTAATTGGAAGTGGTTCTGTAACGGCTTCAACTGATCCTGATTTTGGATTTAGAGTTGTAACGCCATTTACTGGTTCTGATTATGGTTCTGAATTTACTGGTTCTGTTGATGTAAGTGGAAGTATTAGAGCATTTTTCTTTATAGGAGATGGTTCTCAAATCACTAATGTACAAGCAGCAGCTGCACCTTTCATAGCAAGTGGTTCGGCAACAGCATCGGTAGCAAATGGATTTGATTTTAGAGTAATTACCGCAGCAACTGGTTCGGAAATAGGTTCTGAATTTACTGGTTCAGTAGATGTGAGTGGTAGTGTTAGAGCATTTAGTTTTATAGGAGATGGTTCGCAACTTACAAATGTACAAGCAGCAGCTGCACCTTTCATCGCTAGTGGTAGTGCAACAGCATCCGTAGCAAATGGATTTGATTTTAGAGTTATAACTGCGGCAACGGGTTCTCAGTTTGGTTCTGAATTTACAGGTTCGGTTGATGTTAGTGGTAGTGTTAAGGCATTCAGTTTTATAGGTGATGGTTCTCAATTAACAAATGTACAAGCGGCAGCGGCACCTTTCATCGCTAGTGGTAGTGCAACTGCATCCGTAGCAAGTGGAGAATTATTTGTAGTTAATACAGCTCCTTTATCTGGTTCATACAAATCTCAATTCACATCATCTGTAGCAATTAGTGGTTCAATTACCGCTTCATTATATTATGGTGATGGTGGTGGATTATTTAACATCCCACCTGAAGCTATTGAAAACTTAGAGTTATTTAAGATTAACTCTGGTTCTGGTGTAGCAATTATTGACCCAAATAAATTAGATGTAAATGTACCAATAACAGCAGCACGTTATGACGGTGATGGTAGTGGATTATTTAACATCCCAGCTGAAGCACTTGAAGACCTTCAATTAGATAGAATTATATCTGGTTCTGCTGAAGCAGTAATATCACCAAACAAAGGATTAGAAATTAATACTAAAGTAAGTGTATCTCAATCCCTTAATGTTAGTGGTGGTTTATTTGTAACTGGTGGTAATGTTGTATTATCAAGTGGTAGTGCATATTATGGTGATGGTAGTGGTCTTACAAACATTAATATTTCAAATTTATCATTTGAAACATTCATATTAAAGAGCGGTTCATTCACAGCATCTATTTCTCCTGATAAAGGATTTGTAGTAAACGCTTCAGCAAGTATTTGGGGTGGTTTATATGTTGAAGAAAATGTTGTAGCAGAAAATGTAACTGCAAGTGGTATTGTATTTGCACCATTACACAGTGGTTCATTCTTAGGAACATATACATTCAAAGGAGAAGGACCAACAGCAAGTGTAGACTATGATATTTTAAGATACGATTCAAATAGAGGATACTATATACCACAACCTGAATACTCTCAATTTGAAACTGTAGGATTTAGTAATGTTAGTGTATTAACAATTGTACACAATTTAGATTTACTATATCCTGTTGTTCAAATTTATGAAACTGGTTCTGAAGCTCAAGTAATACCAGCTGGAATTGAATCATTGGATAGTAATACAATTAGAATTACATTTAGTGGATTAACTTCTGGACATGCTGTTATTGGAAGTGGTGGTAGTGTAATAAGTGGAACAATACAAGGTGATAGAGTTATTGGTACTGTACTTTCAGCATCTTACGCTGATAATGCAAGATTAGCAGCAACTGCATCTTCTCTATTAGGATTTGATAGTGCTTCACTTGCAGAAATATTAGATACAACAAACTTTGTAAGGAACAATCAAACATCTTCAATGAGTGTGTTCTTTGCAGTAAGTTCATCACATGCACAAACCGCATCTTATGCATTATTTGCAGCAAATGCAGCAAATGTAGATACATCATTATTTGTTCAGAATTCACAAACTGCTTCAATGACAGTTGGAACAGCATCGTTTGCATTAACTGCATCATATGCATTAAATGCAACAGTTGATGCTAGTGAATATGTAAAAAATATTTATACAAGCTCCGCATATGTTTATTCAGCATCATTTGCATCTATTGCACAATTTGCATTAAACGCAGCTAGTGTTGATACGGCATCATTTATAAACGCATATAAAGATAGTACAATATTTGCAAACTTTGTAGTAACGGGAAGTTTAGGAGCAAGTGGTAGTATCTATGTAGATAATCTATATACATCATCTGCATCTGATTTTGTTGTAGTTTGGAATGATGTTACTAAAAAATTAGAAGCTAAAAACGTACAACAAGCAGCAGGTTCATCTGGTACGGGTGGCACATCAGGTACTGATGGCTCATCTGGTTCATCGGGTTCAGCTGGCACAAGCGGTACAACAGGAACTTCAGGAAGTAGTGGCTCAAGTGGCACATCCGGTTCATCTGGAAGTAGCGGTTCTAGTGGCTCAAGCGGAAGTAGTGGTTCAAGCGGCACATCTGGCTCAAGCGGGTCTTCTGGTACATCTGGTACAAGTGGCACTGATGGCTCAAGTGGTTCTAGTGGTTCAAGCGGCACATCCGGTTCATCTGGAAGTAGCGGCAGTAGCGGTACATCTGGTACATCTGGCACAAGCGGCACAAGCGGTACGTCTGGCACATCCGGCACTAGCGGTTCAAGTGGTACAACAGGTAGAGAAGGTGGAAGATTATTCATTGTAAATAATGTAGGATTTAATTATTCTTTTGATGGATATGTTGGTAATTTACCAACACTAACATTAGTTAGGGGAGAATTATTTTATTTTGATGTAAGTGGAGTTTCTGCATTACATCCATTTGCATTGAGATTAGCAAATGGTGATACAAATTCAGTACCTGGTACAATAAATAATGATCCTGTTAATGGTTTATATGGAACTACTGACTTAATATCTTATAGAGTTCCTGAGGATGCACCCGATAGTATTGTTTATCAATGTGCAGTCCATTCATCAATGATTGGTACTATTCAGATTGTAAACAAATATGGCACCTCTGGCACAAGTGGCACGTCTGGAACAAGTGGCACGTCTGGAACAAGTGGCACATCTGGGTCAAGCGGCACAAGCGGTACAAGCGGCACAACAGGTTCCGCTGGTACATCTGGGTCATCTGGCACAAGCGGCACATCTGGCACAAGCGGCACATCTGGCACAAGCGGCACAAGCGGCACCTCTGGCACAACAGGTTCAGCTGGTACATCTGGTTCATCGGGTTCGTCTGGCTCAAGCGGAAGTAGTGGCTCAAGCGGCACGGCTGGTAGAGAAGGTGGAAGATTATTTGAAGTAACAAATGTTGGATTTAATTACGCAATTAATGGATATCCTGGATATTTTCCAACCATTACAATCGTAAGAGGAGAATTATTTTATTTTGATGTAAGTGGAATTTCAGCAACCCACCCATTTGCGTTAAGATTAGCAAATGGTGATACAACTGCTGTTCCTGGTACAACCAATAATGATGCTACAAATGGATATTCAAATGGACCGGTATTAATTGAATATAGAGTACCTGAAGATGCTCCAAATAGCATTGTTTATCAATGTGCAGTTCATGCATCAATGATTGGTACTATTGAAATTGTTAATAAGTACGGAACATCTGGCACATCAGGAACAAGCGGCACCTCTGGCTCAAGTGGTACATCTGGCTCAAGTGGTACATCTGGCTCAAGCGGGTCATCGGGAACAACTGGTTCTGAAGGTACAAGCGGCACAGCTGGTAGTGGTGGTACATCAGCAACCAGTGGTAGTGGTGGTACTTCTGGCACAAGCGGCTCATCCGGAACTCAGGGTACAAGCGGCACATCTGGCACAAGCGGTTCATCTGGAACATCAGCAACGGCTGGTAGTGGTGGAACGAGTGGCTCTGCTGGTAGTGGTGGTTCTGCTGGTTCTAGTGGCACAAGTGGCACATCTGGTTCTGGTGGTTCAAGCGGCACAACAGGTTCTTCTGGAACTGGAGGCACGGGTGGTAGTTCAGGTACATCTGGCACGTCTGGCACAACGGGTACATCGGGCACATCGGGTTCAAATGGTTCATCTGGCACAAGCGGATTAGATGGTTCATCTGGAACATCAGGAAGTGCGGGAAGTAGCGGCTCTAGCGGTACAACTGGTTCAAGCGGTAGCTCTGGCACAAGTGGCACATCTGGCTCTGGTGGTACTGCTGGTACAAGCGGCAGTAGTGGTACATCTGGCACAAGCGGCTCATCAGGAACAACTGGTTCATCTGGCACAAGCGGAAGTAGTGGTTCATCTGGCACAAGCGGAAGTAGTGGCTCAAGCGGCACTTCTGGCTCAAGCGGTTCATCTGGTACAACAGGTTCAGCTGGCACAAGTGGAAGTAGTGGTTCAAGCGGCACATCGGGTTCATCTGGCACATCTGGAAGTGCAGGTTCATCTGGCTCATCTGGTACGAGCGGTTCTACGGGTAGTGCGGGTTCATCTGGTTCAGCTGGCACGTCTGGTTCAGCTGGCACGTCTGGCACATCTGGTAGCGATGGTTCGTCTGGCTCAAGCGGAAGTTCTGGTTCAGCTGGCACAAGCGGTACAACAGGTTCAGCTGGCACAAGCGGAAGTTCTGGCACCTCTGGCACAAGTGGTACTGATGGTAGTAGTGGAAGCGCAGGTTCGTCTGGCACTTCTGGCTCAAGCGGCACAACAGGTTCGGATGGTACATCTGGTTCATCAGGTTCATCTGGTAGCGGTGGAAGCTCTGGCACAAGTGGTACTGATGGTAGTAGCGGAAGCGCAGGCTCAAGCGGTACAAGCGGTACAACAGGTTCAGCAGGCACAAGCGGCACATCCGGTTCATCGGGTACATCAGCAATTGATGGAACATCTGGTATAGATGGCACAAGTGGTACTGATGGTAGTAGTGGTAGCGCAGGCTCAACTGGTTCTGCTGGAACAAGCGGCACAACAGGTTCATCTGGCTCATCTGGTTCTTTCGGTACTTCTGGCACATCTGGTGTTGATGGCACAAGCGGCACTGATGGTTCTAGTGGTAGTAGTGGAAGTTCTGGCACAAGCGGTAGCTCTGGATCTGGAGGTTCAAGCGGCACAGCTGGTACATCTGGTTTAGATGGAACTTTCTTTGGAAGTTCTGGCACAAGCGGTTCTTCCGGTTCTTCGGGTACGAATGGAAGTTTTGGCACAAGTGGATTAGATGGTTCAAATGGTACAACGGGTTCTGCTGGTACATCTGGTTTAGATGGTACATATTTTGGTAGTAGCGGTACAAGTGGCACGTCTGGCAGTTCTGGAATTGATGGTACAAACGGCTCAAATGGTTCAAGTGGTACATCAGGTTCAAGTGGCACAGGCGGCACAGCTGGTACATCTGGTTTAGATGGAACTTTCTTTGGAAGTTCTGGCACAAGCGGTTCTTCTGGGTCATCTGGTACAAGTAGTTCAGCAGGTACATCGGGTATTTCCGGCGTAAATGGTACGGATGGTACAAGTGGCAGCGGAGGTACTAGTGGATTGGATGGTACATTCTTTGGTTCATCTGGCACATCCGGTTCGTCTGGATTAAGTGGTTCAAGTGGTTCAGCTGGCACAAGCGGAAGCGCTGGTACAGCTGGAAGTGCAGGTTCTTCTGGTACAAGCGGATTGGATGGTACATTCTTTGGTAGTAGTGGTACAAGTGGCTCCTCAGGAGGAACTGGTTCAAGCGGAACAGCAGGTACGGCTGGTTCAAGTGGCACAAACGGTACATCAGGAACGTCTGGTTTAGATGGAACGTTCTTTGGTTCAAGCGGGTCATCGGGTACATCTGGTATAACCGGTTCTAGCGGCTCAAGTGGTTTAACTGGTACTGATGGTAGCGCTGGAACATCTGGTACAAGCGGCTTAGATGGTACATTCTTCGGTTCATCTGGTACTTCTGGATTTGCTGGCTCAAGTGGTACATCTGGAGTAGATGCAACAAATGGTACAAGCGGTACAACAGGCACATCTGGCACAAGCGGTTTAGATGGCACATTCTTTGGTTCATCAGGTACTTCTGGTTTGACTGGTACAAGTGGTACTGATGGTGCTGGTAGTTCTGGTACAAGCGGCGCAAGTGGTACAAATGGCACATCAGGAACATCTGGTTTAGATGGTACATTCTTTGGTAGTAGTGGTACATCGGGAGAAGCTGGTTCATCCGGTACATCAGGCGCAGGTACATCGGGTACAAGCGGATTGGGTTCATCGGGTACATCTGGAACGTCTGGTGTTGATGGTACATTCTTTGGTTCATCGGGTACTTCTGGAGAAGCTGGTTCATCGGGTACATCGGGAGCAGGTACATCCGGTACATCGGGTATAACTGGTTCGAATGGAACATCTGGCACAAGCGGTTTAGATGGTACATTCTTCGGTTCATCAGGTACTTCTGGTATAGCAGGAACAAGTGGTAGCTCTGGTGTTGATTCTACTAATGGCACAAGCGGTACAACAGGAACTTCCGGTACTTCTGGTTTGGATGGTACATTCTTTGGTACAAGCGGAAGTAGTGGCACGGCAGGCACATCTGGAATTACAGGTACAAGCGGTCTAACAGGTACAGCTGGTACATCTGGCACAAGCGGATTAGATGGTACTTTATTTGGTTCGTCTGGTACAAGCGGCACAGGTGGAACATCTGGTGCATCTTCATCAGCTGGTACTTCCGGTACATCTGGTTTAGGTACAAATGGTACTTCAGGATTTTTGAATTTGACTGGAACTACTAATAATGGTTTAATTACTTACGCGGGTGGTAATTCTGGTGAAGTTGAATCAAATTTAACTTTTGATGGAACAACTTTAGCTGTAACCGGAAATGTGACTGTAACAACATCATTAGATGCAACTACTTATATAGCATCAACAACTTATAGAGAAACATTTAGTAATTTAGGAACAGGTGGTTCATTTACTATTGATTTAGCAACGGCAAATAACTTTACAAGAACATTAAATGGAAATGCAACGGTAACAATATCAAATACTCCAGCATCTAGAGCATTTGGTTTTACATTGGCATTAACAAATGGTGGAGCATATACTATAACTTGGCCTGGTTCATTAAATTGGCCATCTGGAACAGCTCCTACATTGACATCTGCTGGATTAGATATTATTGTAATTTATACTTATGATGGTGGAGCTACATTTAATGGATTTGTAGTAGGAAAAAATATGAGTTAATGGATATGGGAATATTTAGAAGATTATCATCGACAGAGGAAGTTTTACCATTCGAAATTACAGTAACAGTAAGTGCAGGTCAAAATTTTACTTTACCAATATCGGATTATGGAGCTTTAACACCAAACTTTTCAGTATCTTGGGGAGATGGTAATAGTGATACTATAACATCATCAACGCAAGCTCAAAGAATACATACATATGCTTCGGCAGGAACTTATACAATCAGTATTTTAGGATTTATGCCTGTTTTTTCTGTAAATAATAATTCTTCAATAAGAACTTTAATAAGAAGTATTGTTAGTTTTGGAAATGTTGGTTTAAGACGTATAGATTTTTATGGATGTAGTTTTATAACGTCTATACCATCATCAGGAACTGGATTATCCGAAACTGTAATATTTACAAATTTTATGCGTTCAACTGGTTTAACATCTATTCCTTCTAATTTTTTTGATGCTTCTGTAAACGCAACAACTTTTACTGACTCTTTTTCATTTTTGAGTGGATTAACATCTATACCAAATGGATTATTTAATAATAATGTTAATGCTACAATTTTTTCATCAACATTTAACGCATGTGTAAACTTAGCAACAGTACCATCAACTTTATTTGACCAAAATGTTAATGTAATAAACTTTTCTTCTTGTTTTAGAAACTGTCGTTCATTAACATCTCCATTACAATTTACATTTAATACTCAAGTTACTACTTTTGCAAATATTTACAATATGGGAACAACATCAAATTCAATGGCAGGAACGGCACCTACATTGTGGTTAAGAGTTCCTGAACCATATGGGTTTGCAGCATTTAGAAATTGTATTAATTTAACTAATTATGCAGCAATACCATCAAATTGGAAATAATTATGTATCTAAGAATTAAAAATAATGAAATAGTTTATCCCTACTCTTTACAAAAATTAAGAGAAGATAATTATAATGTTAGTTTTCCTTCTGAAATGACAGAATCATTGATGAGAGAATGGGATATATATGAAGTAAGACAAACTCCAAAGCCAAACGATTATACAAAAAATATTTCAGAAGATACACCAATACTGATAGATGGTGTATATTATCAAAATTGGATTCAAACAAATGCTACACAATCAGAAATTGATATAAGAATTTCTGATAAATGGGAAGAAGTAAGAAATCAAAGAAATGAATTATTACAGGAGTGTGATTGGACACAATTAGCAGATATCCCACAATTAACAAAAGATTTATGGAGTACTTACAGACAACAACTTAGAGATATTACAACTCAATCAAATCCATTTTCAATCGTCTGGCCTGTAAAACCCTAAAAGAGAAATTATTTATATTTATAACTATACCAAAAGTTTTAGATATAGATGAAGATACATAGTCCCAGTTTTTCAGGCTCAATTTCACAAGCTACATCAGCATATGCTACTTTAAGTGGTTCTTTTACTGGTTCATTTACTGGGTCTTTCAAAGGTTCAATAGATGTTCAGCAAGCCTCATTTGATGTATTAACGGTAACCAGAATAGCAACTTTAAGTGGTTCTGTATTGGTTAGCGGTTCTGAAGATATTTATGGTAGATTAAATGTAACAGGGTCTGTATCGGTATCTAGTTCATTAAAAGTGACAGGTTCGATGCAAATGTCCGGTTCAATTAATCTAACACAAGGTGGATTTTTGGTAGATGGTGTTAATGTTTTAGATACAGCTTTAGCGTATGCTATAGCTTTAGGATAAAAAATAAATTAGATGGCAAACGTATTCAAAAATAGTTTAACTAATTATATAGGAACAGTAGGAACTGTAGTATATACAACTCCCGCATCAACTACTACAACTGTAATTGGTGTAAGTGTTGCGAATGTTAATTCTAATAATATAAATGTGAGTGTGATGGCTAGGGATAGTTCGGCAAATAAGACTGTTTTTATAGTTAAAGATGCTGTAATTACTCCTGGTAGTTGTGCGGTATTGGTAGGCGGTGAGCAAAAGATTGTTTTGGAAGGAAATGATTTTCTTTCAGTAACATCATCTTTAGCAGCATCAGCGGATGTAATTGTTTCGGCATTGGAATTATCATAAAAATATTTTTATTAAATGAAGTTTGTAGGTAACAACCCTAATGGATTAAATTTAGTAAGCAAAAGCTTAATTGAGCTCGATATTGACGGGCAAAGTAAAGTTGCGTTTTCAAATGAATTTTTGAGTGTAGCAGGAAATATAACTGCTTCTCAAAATATTAAAGCTCAAAATATTAGTGCTTCATTAATAAGTGGTTCTACAATTGTAGGTACAACATTTAGTGGTTCACAATTTACAGGTTCATTTAGTGGCTCTTTTATTGGAGATGGTGGTGGATTAACAAACATCACTCAAATAGCAAGTGGTTCTACGGTATTAAGTGTAGACCAATTAGGAGCTAACTTAACAGGTTCATTAAAAGTATCTGGTTCAGTATTTATTTCATCATCAATTACAGCTTCTTTATTCAGAGGTGATGGTAGTGGACTGTTTAACATTCAAGCTGATTCAATAGGGGATATTAATAGATTAAAATCTGGTTCAGCTCAAGCAATTATTTCACCAAATAGAGGTTTAGAAATAAATACCGGAGTTAGTATTAAAGAATCATTACAAGTAAGTGGTTCTCAAACAATATTTGGTAATTTAGCTGTAAGCGGTTCTGAAGTAATATTTGGTAATTTAGCAGTAACGGGTTCTCAAAATATTTTAGGAAGTGTTTATGTTACGGGTTCACAATCAATTAGAGGCGAATTAGTAGTTACAGGTTCGGCTAGAGTTGGTGATTTGACTGTAACTGGTAATGAAACAATAACTGGTAACTTAAATGTTGCTGGTAAAATTACTACAACCGAATTACAAGCAACATATGTAACATCATCAATAATTTATGCATCTGGTTCAAATAAATTTGGTGATGCAACGTCTGATAGACACGAATTTACCGGAAGTGTTGGTATAAGCGGTTCAATATTCATAACAGGTGATACTTTACCAACTGATAATACAACAAATGAAGTATTAGTTCTTAATACAACAACGGGAAGGATAGCAAGAAGATTTGCGGCAGCAACATCGGGTACATCTGGTACATCTGGTACAAGTGGCTCAAGCGGAAGTAGCGGCTCAAGTGGAACAACAGGTTCATCTGGCACAAGCGGCTCATCAGGAAGTAGTGGTTCAAGCGGCTCATCAGGAAGTAGTGGAAGTAGCGGTTCAAGCGGCTCATCAGGAAGTGGTGGTACATCCGGCTCATCTGGTTCAAGCGGAAGTAGTGGCTCATCGGGTAGTAGTGGGTCTTCAGGCACACGTGGTACATCTGGTTCAAGCGGAAGTAGTGGCTCAAGTGGCTCAAGCGGAAGTAGTGGCTCAAGTGGCTCAAGCGGTAGTGGTGGAACATCTGGCTCAAGTGGTAGTAGTGGAAGCAGTGGCTCAAGCGGAAGCAGCGGCTCAAGCGGAAGCAGCGGCTCAAGCGGAAGCAGCGGCTCAAGCGGCTCAAGCGGAAGCAGTGGAAGTTCTGGTTCATCTGGTTCTTCTGGACAAGCAGCTGGCGCAAGATATAATTTTTCAACTACAATAACTGATACAGATCCGGGTAATGGTATAATTCAATATAGTAGTGCAACGATAGGTTCGGTTGCTTTTATATACATAGATAATTTAGATGGACAGGGTAATACCCAAACAACTTGGTATGATACTTGGGATGATAGTACAACAACTACAAATAGAGGTACTTTAACAATAACAAGCAGAGATGGTGGAACTGTTGTAAACACTTTTACAATAACAGGCGCAGTTGTTGTAGCAACTGGATATTATAAAATACCTGTTTCATACGTTGCGGGCACATTACCTTCAAACGGAGCACAATTAATAGTTTCATTTACAAGAACAGGTAATTCTGGTACATCTGGCACAAGTGGAAGTAGTGGAGTTAGCGGTTCATCTGGGTCTAGCGGCTCAAGCGGAAGTTCTGGTTCATCTGGAAGTAGTGGAAGTAGCGGCTCAAGTGGTTTAACGGGTGTTGGTGGTACGTCTGGAACAAGCGGTTCATCTGGCAGTAGCGGCAGTAGCGGGTCATCTGGTACAAGCGGAAGTAGTGGCTCTTCCGGCACACGTGGTACATCTGGCTCAAGTGGCTCAAGCGGTATAACTGGAGCTGGTGGTTCGAGTGGGTCTAGCGGTAGCAGCGGCTCAAGCGGAAGCAGCGGTTCAAGCGGTAGCAGTGGCTCAAGCGGCTCAAGCGGAAGTTCGGGTTCGTCTGGCTCAAGTGGAGTAAGTGGTAGCGCAGGTTCTTCTGGAAGTTCAGGTTCATCGGGCTCAAGCGGTAGCAGCGGTTCATCTGGTTCATCTGGAAGTAGTGGCTCAAGCGGAAGCAGTGGCTCAAGCGGAAGCAGTGGCTCAAGCGGAAGCTCAGGTTCATCTGGTACATCTGGTTCAAGCGGACAAGGTGGTGGTATAAGATATAATTTTACTACATCCACAACCGATGCAGATCCTGGCACTGGTGTTGTAGCATATAATAACATATCAATAGCATCTGTATCTCAAATATTCATAGATAATACTGATATTGGTTCTAATAGTTTAACATCTTGGTTTGATACTTGGGATGATAGTACAACAACTTCTAATAGAGGTACTCTTACTTTAGTTAGTAGAGATGGTGGAACTGTGGTAAACGTATTTAGAGTAAATGGTGTAGTAACAGCTGCTACTGGATATTATAAAATACCTGTTGCTTATTTGAGTGGTACACTTCCTTCAAATGGAGCACAACTTATAGTACAATTCAGTAGAAGTGGAGACTCGGGTTCATCGGGTTCAAGCGGTAGCAGCGGCTCTAGTGGTTCATCTGGGTCTAGCGGCTCAAGCGGAAGTTCTGGCTCATCTGGTTCAAGCGGCACATCTGGTTCTAGCGGCTCAAGCGGAAGTTCTGGCACATCTGGTTCAAGCGGCACATCTGGTTCTAGCGGTTCAAGCGGCACATCTGGTTCAAGCGGAAGCTCAGGTTCATCTGGTTCTAGCGGCTCAAGCGGTTCTAGCGGCTCAAGCGGTTCTAGCGGCTCAAGCGGTTCAAGTGGAAGTTCTGGTACAAGTGGACAAGTTGGTGGTGTACGATATAATTTTAGTACATCAACAACAAACGCAGATCCTGGTAATGGTATTGTTGCTTATAACAATACAGCTATTGCTTCTGTAACTGCACTTTATATAGATAACGTTGACCAATTGGGTGGTACTCGTACCGGATGGTTTGATACTTGGGATGATAGTACAACAACAACTGCTAGAGGTATAGTAACTCTTTTAAGTAGAGATAATGGTACGATTGTAAATCAGTTTCAAGTAAATGGAGCTGTGGTTGTTGGTGTTGGATACTACACAATACCTGTTGCTTATGTAAGTGGTACATTACCTACAAATGGAGCACAATTAGTAATAGAATTTAGTAGAACTGGTAATAGCGGAACATCTGGTAGTTCAGGTTCATCCGGCTCAAGCGGAAGCAGTGGCTCAAGTGGTTCATCCGGCTCAAGCGGAAGCAGTGGCTCAAGTGGTTCATCTGGTTCAAGCGGCACGTCTGGCTCAAGCGGTACATCTGGCTCAAGTGGTTCCGCAGGTTCTTCTGGTTCATCTGGTTTATTAGCACTAACAGGTAATACGGATAATGGTGTAATCACATTAAATGGAACTGCACCAAATGGAACGGTTGAAAGTAATTTAACATTTGATGGTACAAACCTTAGAGTAATAGGTAACGCTTTAGTAACTGGTAACTTTACTGTAAGTGGTACTACAACATTCATTAATACTCAAAATGTACAAACAAATGATAATATATTAACTTTATTATCATACGCATCTGGGTCTGGGGCACCAATAACAATTGATAGTGGTATTGAAGTTAGAAGAAATGCTTCAGCAACTAAACAATTTTTATGGAACGAAGCAAACACTAGATGGTATGCGGATGATAACTTTGCAGCCAATGGATTTGTACAAGCAACAAACTTTAGAGATGCAACTGGTGCGTTTAACGTAAACTTAGGTAGTGGTGGTTCTGAAGGTAGAGGTTTAGTTGCCGGATATAGTGGTGGACAATATGGTGGTATTGGATATAATGTAAGGCACACTGGTACTTCGGATTCATTTATAGCACCTGGTGGAGATACTGCAACTTATTTAGTATTTAATAACGGATTTACATTTAGATATGCAGGTACAGGTGCAGCCGGTAGAACTTTATCTTGGACTCAGATAGGTCAGTTAGATAGTAGTGGTAACTTCACTATTCCTGGTAACATAATAGCAGCTCAGATTAATACGGGAATTGGTTTGACTGATGTTTATTTAATGAATCAAAATGTTCGTACAACTGATAACGTAACTCACGCTAATATAACTGGTAATAACTTTATATTACCACAAAACCCTGTTGGAACAACTTACGGTAATGGTGTATCAACTACTCCATCATATATGATTTCTCAAACTGTTGGTGATAATGATGGGTGGAGATTATATGGAGAAGCAGCATCTACGAACAATGTTCGTATGGTGTTTGAGTTGATAGATGATATTGAAACAGCATATACAGACCAATGGGTATTCAGAAATAAAAGAACATATACCGATTTTATTGCTAGAAATGAATTCCAAATAGGTGGTAGTGGTGATGCTGAAGCAAGAACATCATTAAGAGCACCAATATTTTATGATTCAAATAATACAACATATTTTACAGACCCTGCATCTAATAGTAGTATGTATGGGGTTGCAATAAGAGGTGACCAAAGTTCTACAGACTCAGCAAATCAAATATTCTTTTGGGGTAGTGGAGATACTACAACATCTGCAATAGGATTTAAGGCAAATGGTGGTGAATTTACTAACCCAACTGGAAATGGTGATGGTTATAATACCTACTTTACTATGGATACAAATGGTAGAGGTTGGGTATTTAGAAGGGGAGTTGGTGGTTCTGATTTTAACTCAGCATATACGTCTGGTTGGATATTGAATAATGGTATATGGCAGGCAAATGATTCAATGCGTGCCCCAATATTCTATGATTCAAATAATACAAATTATTATGTAGACCCAGCGGGTACATCGAATCTAAATGTATTAAACATAAATTCTCAATTAGTATTAACAACACCTGGTGGAAATGGTATAGTT